CAGCTTGAGAACTTTAGGCACAGTCTTAAAGCCATCAAGATGTCGCAAACCGAAGAACAATCGCTTGGGGCACAGGAACGAGAAGCCTACCGCAGTCCTGAATACCAAGACTTATGCAAAGCCATAGGGGTAGCGGTAGAGCAAAAAGAAGCCCTGAGATGGCAATTAGAAGCCGCCAAGATGCGTTTTGAAGCATGGCGTACCCAACAAGCTAATGACAGAAATATAGAAAGGTTGACACGATGAGAGGATTTGCAGAAGTATTCCTAGATTTAACCCGCACCATTAAACGGGTGCATGAACTTAAACTTAAAAATGACCATACCGAAGCCTATTTGCTTAGTTGCGATATAACTGACTATGCTCAAGAACTAGAGGATGTACTGCAAAAAGATGCAAGTATCCAATAAAGGCGATAACACTTACGCTGAACGCCAAAGCGTTAGAAATACGGCTGAATTTTTGTTTGAATATTATTGTGCTGAAAAAGAGTACGAGGTAAAACGCATAGGTTTTGATGAAAAAAACAATGCTGTTAGTAATTTTTTTAGGCTTAACAAATGTTTAAGAAATATTCCTGATTATGTTGTAAACACCAAAGACAAGACTTTTGTGGTCAATGTTAAAGGTACAGGTAATTTTAAAGCTAAAGAAATAGCATTAATTTCTGAACTTGAATCTATGTATGGGTCTAAGGAAGCCCCATTAATTTACGCTTTTTGTTTTTTAGGACAAGAACCCAAACTAATATATCCCAATAAAATTGTAGAGTTATACAATAAGGCCGAAGATAAAAGATGGTCAGATGGTGTTACCTACAGAAATTTGGGATTATGAATAAGAAAGAAAGACAACAGAATGACGATATTGCAAGACTTGGTTGCGTCATATGCTATCGCATGGGCTTCGATAACACCCCCGCAGAGCTTCACCATGTCAGACGATTCGGTGGAAAGCGGTCAGAAGCACCAATACTCCCCTTATGTACCGAGCATCACAGAGGTGCTACAGGTGTGCATGGACTCGGAGCAAAGGCTTTTGAGAGATACCACCAAATTGAGTTCAATACCTTACTGGATATAGTTAAGGCTAGGTTACAACTCTAATGGGTCGAACCCCAGTTCTTCTGCAACCATACGGCAACGCCTACGCATTTCCTTGCCATGTGACATCCATTTATCGCCTTTTTGACGATAAAAACTCATATGGACGCACTCATGCGATAGCGTGGTTAAGATTGTCATCAAGTGACCGCATCGAGCCGAAGAAATAGTAATTGTATGTTCGTAATCTTCACCAGTATCGTAAAGGTATGTACCCATAACATCAGGGTCATGCGTTATTTGAAAGTCAATTTCTTCAGGTAAAGGTAAGTCCCACTTAGAAAAAGGGTAGCAACAATATAAAGCACTATACAAATTGCGAACAATTTCAGGCGTTATTTTCATACTTCTAATATCTCACCACGAAACTCTACCTCGTTTTCTCCGCAAACCTGAATCATCTCAGGCATTAACAACCGACCCCTTTCCCAAGATGCCATGACAAACCCTTGTCGCCAATCCTTTGCGTTATCTTCTGTATAGCTAAAGCTATCCGCATTGATGTCGGCTAAAGTGCCTGTCTGAACACCCCAGTAGGTCTTTTGGTCAAAAGTCGATATAGGACTTAAAGTCAAAACATGGGTATGCCCTGTAAAGATATTACTAAAACTTGCCTGTACATTGTTATAGCCTGCGTATCGACCGCCCTTATGCCTGTGTTTAATTACAGTATCCTCATTAACCCAAAACGACCAACAGGTTTCCCAATGGGGAAAATGGTACTTTAAGTTAAACCCATCCACCCCCGAAAACTCAGGGGCACGAGATACCAAAGCTGACTCATAACGCATATCGTGATTACCTAGAGTCCATATCAGCCTACAGCCTGCTGGTCTAACCTTTTCAATAGCATCTAAATGCGTTTTACAGTAGTTTAGTTCGTCTAACACGCTAGGTTGGCGGTCAAAATTTATCTTTGGGAAGCGGCTAAGTATTGCCCCGTCAAAGGCATCTCCGTTACAGATAATAGCTTTTGGCTTAAAATGCTCAATAAACTTAATCAGGGCTTTAAACCCTGTCGTAGTACAGTCGGTAAAGTGGGCATCAGAAAAGATAATGACTCTACCCTTTTCTAATTCCATACCCCGTCTAACGCTATGGGTGGCAGCATCTAATCGCTCTTGCAGTAATTCTTGGCGTTTTGCCTTGTCAGCCCTAGCTCTTTCAATATATTCTTTGCTTTTTTCTTGCTTATAACTAAGGTCGGTTACTAGCGTTATATTCTGCCTAATCTCTACTGACCGCCTACGATTCATAACGGCACGAACACCAATACCTAAATGTTCTGCTAATGCTGTGGGGCTAGGATATGACCGCCATTTCTCTATAAATTCGTCATCACTAATGTAATCACCATACTGATTTTTAGCCATACAAGACCCTAATCGTGATAAAGTTAGCATATATTAACCGATTACTGTTAAAAAACAATGGCATACGCTAAAAGAACTGACGCTAACCAAGCTGAAATAGTAAAAACTCTAAGACAAGCGGGTGCTGATGTGTATGATTTATCAAAAGTTGGCAAAGGAATCCCCGATTTACTGGTAACTTTTAATGGTGAAACTATCTTGATGGAAGTCAAGGCAAATGCTAAAAGTCGCTATACCCCTGACCAACTAAAGTTTATTGCTAACTGGAAAGGTGGGCCATTAAGCCGAGTAGATAGCCCCGAATCTGCATTAAGAGTGATTGGATTAATCCCAAAACACGACTATAATCAATAAAAACAAGGAGTTTGTATGGAAAATTGTGCTTTATTCGTAGCAACATTACTACATTCTGCGACTAACACGCATTTTTTCCATTTCACAACGGATTCCTACTCACGCCATAAAGCGTTGCAAAAATACTATGAAGGTATTGTAGATTTAACTGACAGTTTTGCTGAATCTTATGCTGGCAAATATGGCAAATTCACCGCATTTCCAAGCGTGTACCACCAACCTAAAGACCCAATTAAATACTTAGAATCCCTACAAAACTTTGTGGCAGATGCCCGCCAAGATTTACCGCAAGATTCTGAGTTGCAAAATTTAATTGATACTATTGCTGAATTAATAGATACGACTACCTATAAGTTGAAATTTTTGAAGTAAAACAAAACCCCAAAGGTTCTGACAAACCAATGGGGCTTCTAACCACCACAATATAAGAGGTATTGCTATGGCTGACCAAATTTTAACCCAAGAATATTTGCAAACTGTTTTTACTTACAAAGATGGACATTTGTATTGGAAGAAAACGGGCACAGGAATATTAAAAGAACAAGCTGGTTGGAAAGACAAATTAGGGTATTGGTATTTAGGTTTAAACAGAAAAACATATAAAATTCATAGACTTGTGTATTTAATGCATTATGGGTATATGCCTGAATTTATTGACCATATTGACGGCAATCCATCTAACAATCGCATAGAAAATTTAAGACCAACAACTTTGATGCAAAACTCATGGAATCAAAAAAACCGCATAACTAATACAAGTGGTTACAAAGGAATATCTTGGTGTAAAAAATCACAAAAGTGGACTGCAAGATGCATGATGGCTGGTAAAAGCACATTTTTGGGGCAATACAAAAACATTACCCAAGCTATTGAAATTGTGAGAAAATTTAGAGAAGAAAATCAAGGCGATTTTGCAAGACATTATTAAGGAGATTGCTATGCCGCTAATCAAGTCAGGAAAAGCCGAAAATGTAGGCAAAAACATCAAGACCGAGATGAAAGCTGGCAAACCTAAGAAACAAGCCGTAGCGATTGCTCTTGCAACGGAGCGTAAATACGCCAAAGGCAACCGCAAGAATAAACTAGAAGAAGCCTACGGCAAGTACATTGAAGAAAAATCTTGAAAATTCTTGAAATATGAGCCGACAAGACCAAATTCGTGCAGCAATGGATAAGCACGACAAGCCAATACCTAAGACTACAACGGGTAAAGGTAAGAATTACTTGCCAACAGAGCAAGGGGCTGGCATGACCGCCAAAGGTCGTGAAGCCTACAATCGCAAGAACAACGCCAATTTAAAAGCCCCCGCCCCAAACCCTAAGACTGATGCCGACAAAGGCAGAAAAGTTAGTTTTTGTGCAAGAATGGGTGGGGTAGTAAAAAACAGCAAGAACGCTGAACGAGCAAAAGCAAGCATGAGGAGATGGAACTGTGGATAAACAAGGACTATACGCAAACATCCACGCCAAGCGTGAGCGAATCAAAGCTGGTTCTGGCGAAAAGATGAACAAGGTTGGTAGCAAAAATGCCCCTACTAAGCAAGACTTTATTGAGTCGGCTAAGACTGCAAAACCGCCCAAAAAGACTAGAAAACAAATGCTTACCGATAAGATGAAGGATATGTAATGAAAACTAAAGAACCAAAGAAGCTAGACTTCTCAATGAAGGGTGGTAAGCCCAGTAAGTTAGTAGGCAACGAAGAAAAACGCATGAAGCGTAAAGCTGCTTTGCTGACTCATTTTAATAAGTTCCAAAAGGATATGGCATAAGCATTGTTTGTAGTGTAGAATTAACCTAACTTAATCAATCACTTGGATAAGTATGGAAAATAAACAATTAAAAAATATTAAAGGGGCAGGCAGACCTGCTGGTAGCCCTAATAAATCAACCGCATTGGCTAGAGAAGCCATAGCACGCTTTGTTGATGGTAATAGCCATAAGTTACAAGAGTGGCTAGATAGCATCGCTAAAGACCCTAAATACGGCCCTAAACACGCATTTGATTGCTTTATGCAAGTGGCTGAATACCATGTACCTAAACTAGCCCGTACTGAACATACTGGTAGCGAAGATAAACCTATCCGTTATGTGGTTACATGGAAGAAGTAGCAGACTTTACTGATGTCAACATAGAACTGTATAAGCCTAGAGATGTATTCCTAGACTTCCATGACCGCCAACAACGATGGGCTGTTATTGTGGCTCATAGACGCTGTGGCAAGACTGTAGCGTGTATTAATGACTTGATATGGCGAGCTATTACAGAAGATAAACCAAATGCCCGATACGCCTACATTAGCCCGTACTACGCCCAGTCCAAAGCCATTGCTTTTGATTACCTTATGCAGTTTAGCGAGCCTGCAAGGGTTAAGCACAATATCTCTGAATTGTGGGTCGAACTGTTTAACGGGGCTAGAATTCGTTTGTTTGGTGCAGATAATCCTGACGCACTTAGAGGTATGTACCTTGATGGGGTGGTTTTAGACGAATACGCAGATATGCGAAGCCCAAAGGTTTGGGGTGAAGTCATTAGACCATTATTGACTGACCGCAACGGCATGAATGGCTATAAGACTTGGGCTGTATTTATTGGTACTCCAAAGGGTCATAACACCTTTTACGACATTTACCAGTACGCTAACCTTAACCCAAATGAATGGTATAGCAAGACTTTAAGGGCTAGTCAAACCAAGATAATCGCCCAAGAAGAACTAGATGACGCATTAAAACTAATGACTGTTGACCAATATCAGCAAGAGTTTGAGTGTAGCTTTGAAGCTTCCATAGTTGGGGCTATATATGGCGTTGAGATGCGACTATTGACCGATGCAGGGCGTATTGATAAGGTTGAGTGCGACCCCATGTTTCCTGTGCATACGGCTTGGGACTTGGGATATAACGATGCTACGGCTATATGGTGGTATCAGGTCGTACATGGAGAGATTAGAGTATTGGATTACCACGAAGCACATGGGCAACCAATTATCTATTACGCTAACCAAATTAAAGAGCGACCCTACGAATATGGCACACATTGGCTACCGCATGACGCTAAAGCTAAAACTTTGGCAAGTGGCGGAAAGAGCATAATTGAGCAAATTTTTGACAAATTACCTAAAGAATCGTTTAAAATTGTTCCAAATCTGTCATTACAAGACGGCATACAAGCATCAAGGATGGCATTAGCTAGGACTTGGTTTGATGCCATGAAGTGTTCAGAAGGCATTGAATGTTTGCGTCAGTACCAAAGGGAATACGATGAAGACAAGAAAGTATTTCGAGATAAGCCTCGCCATGATTGGACAAGCCATGGTTCAGACGCTTTCAGAATGTTGGCTGTGGCTTGGCAAGATGAAGCAGACACTATTAAACAAAATCAACCGATGCGTGGCATTAGTGTTGGACAGAATGAAGTAACGCTAGAAGAAATGTGGAAATCTACGCCACGAATTACTAATCAAAGGTATTAATTATGAACGATACGCTAAACAAGACTTACGAAGATTGGTACAACTGTATAGCCCAATACGACAAGTCTTTTAGGGAATGGGAAGCAAGAGTACCAAGAATCATTAAGCGTTATCGTGATGACAGCCGTACCCGTAATAACCCCAATGCTCGCTTTAATATCCTTTGGTCTAATGTTCAGGTCATCAAGCCTGCCATCTTTGCTAGACTGCCACGCCCCGATGTAAGCCGAAGATTTAGAGATAACGACCCAATAGGTCGAGTAGCGTCAATGATGCTAGAACGGGCATTAGAGTACGAGGTTGAGCATTACCATGACTATCGCTCCGCTATGGATAACGCAGTCTTAGACCGACTTTTAGGCGGTAGAGGTACGGCATGGGTTCGTTACGAGCCACATATTGTTGCAGAGCAAAACGATTTAAATACAGGTCTAGCTGGTCAAGATGTAGGTAACGGAGTACAAATTACAGAGGATGCCGATGAAGCAGAAACGCAAAACGCTGAACTGGTGGAGTCGCAAGAACGCATTGAATATGAGTGTGCCCCTGTTGATTATGTCCATTGGCGTGATTTTGGCCATACTGTTGGACGGACTTGGGAAGAGGTAACGGCTATATGGCGTAAAGTTTATATGGGCCGTCAAGCCTTAATTGACCGCTTTGGTGAAGAATTAGGCGGTAAGATTCCGCTAGATACTAAGCCTGATAGCGATAAATGGGCACAAAAACAGATGGCAATTGAACACCATCAAGCCTGTATCTATGAGATATGGGATAAAGAACAAGGCAAAGTATTTTGGGTTAGCAAGTCGATGGGCGAGATTCTTGATGAAAAAGATGACCCACTACAGTTAGAGGGATTCTTCCCTTGCCCTAAACCAATGTACGCCACATTGACTACAGACAGCTTAGAGCCTGTACCTGACTTTGTACTATATCAAGACCAAGCCAAGCAGTTAGACACGCTTGCAGACCGCATAGATGGCTTTATTAACGCCTTAAAAGTACGGGGTGTCTATGACGCTTCCGAGCCAAGCCTTGCAAGATTATTCTCTGAGGGCGAGAACAATACCCTGATACCAGTTAAGAACTGGGCTGCTTTCGCTGAAAAACAAGGCATGAAAGGGGCTATTGACCTTGTAGATATAACCCCAATCGCTCAAGGCTTGACGATGGCTTATCAGGCTATGGAGCAAGTTAAGGGTCAGATTTACGAGATTATGGGTATTGCCGACATTCAACGGGGACAGACTGACCCCAATGAAACGCTTGGTGCACAGATTATTAAGTCCAATAATGCTGCAGGCAGACTTAAGAATATGCAACACGCAGTCGTTGACTTTGCTACCGAGCTACTAAGTATTAAGGCTCAGATTATCTGCAAGCACTTTACTGATGACACCATCGTGAAAATTAGTGGTGCAATGCAACTAAGCCCACAAGACCAACAGTTAGTACCGCAAGCCTTACAGCTTTTAAAAGACGAACCCGCTAAGAACTTCCGTATTGAGGTAACTAGCGATTCGATGATTTACCAAGATGAGCAACAAGAAAAAGCCAACAGAATCGAGTTCTTAGGTGCTTTATCCCAGTTTATGAACCAAGCATTGCCAGTAGCCACCCAAGCCCCTGAACTAACCCCATTACTCATGGAGATGCTCAAGTTTGGGGTTACTGCGTTTAAGGCTGGCAAAGGTATGGAAGGGCTTATTGATGAAACTGCCGACCAATTTAGAAATAAAGCTAAAGCGATGGAAGGCCAACCCAAGCCACCCCCACTTGAAATGCAAAAGATTCAGGCTCAGACTCAGGCTAAGATGCAAGAAATGCAGATGTCAGTACAACTGGAACAGCAAAAGATGGCTGCTCAAATTGAATTTGAAAAGGCTAAACAGGAATATCAGGCACAAGAGAATCAACTTAAGTTCCAACTTGAAGAACAGCGTAATACTCAAGACAGAGAGATGGAGATGAAGTTAGCTCAGATGAAAATGATGACTGAGCGTAATACCCAACTCTTGCTTGCTTATATTAATAACGGGGCTAAGATTGAAACGGCTCGTATCTCCGCAGGTGTAGATAGCGGTGAAGGAATAGCCGAACAATATGACAATGATGAGAACATGATTCAGAACCTTGAACACCCATTAGCCCCGATAGCCAACGCTATTGCTCAAGGTAATCAAGAAATGACTGCTACTTTAGGAGCTTTAATAGACAAACTAAGCCAACCTAAACAAGTCGTTAGAGGTCAAGACGGCAAAATAATCGGGGTACAGTAATGGCTATAACAGTCAAACACAGTAAAGTCAGCACAATTCCTGACACAGATGACACAAGTTTAGTTAGACCTAGTGATTGGAATGCTGACCATACCCTAACAGGAACTGTGCCTATTGCTAATGGCGGTACTAATGCGACTACAGCGGCAGATGCTCTTACTAATCTAGGTGCTTACCCTGCAAGTAATCCTGCTGGCTATGGCACAGGAACGGTTACTTCTGTAGCGGCAACTGTTCCTAGCTTTTTAAGTGTTACAGGCAGTCCAATTACTACAAGCGGCACATTGGCCTTAACTTATTCAGGAACAGCCTTGCCAGTAGCAAATGGTGGCACAGGAGTTACAACTTCAAGTGGTGCAAATAGCGTAGTTTTGCGTGATGCCAATGTAAACATAAATGCTAATGCTTTTAATGATGGATATACCAATACTGCCGCTTCAGGAACACAAATAGTATTAACTGCTTCATCTGTACG